GGTTAAACTAGCTAGTTTATTAGTACTTGCCAATGCTAGTGCGGATGAGATTAAAGATTGGATGTTAGGCAAAGAAACAAAGTTTAGTGATAATGTAATTGAGAATTTCTTAGTTCTTGGTGGAGCTTCTAGATATATTAGAACTAAAGTTAGCCAAGAGGGAATAGGCAGTGGAATTGCTAGTCAATTAATGCCTCCATTTAGATTTTTTAATTCTGCTACTAAGGATGTAGGAGAAACTTATGATAATTATATATCTAGTGATACAATGAACTTTAATCATGCTAGAATAATTGAATCTATACCAGGAATAGGTAAGTTGTATTATTGGCATTGGGGAAGAGGAGCTGACTATAGGAAGAGTGGTAACGAACAAGAGTTTAGTAAGGTTGGAAAGGATGTAAAGCTATTCAAGAGACAGCTTGAAAACTCGGAAGATAAACGAACTTTCTTGAACTCAAACCTGGATGGATTCAAGCAAATGAAGTTACATGAAAATTTTCAATCAGCACTAAATCGAAACCAGGCAGTAATTAATAAGTTGAAAAAGATTGATCAGACAACAAATGTTAGGGAAAGACTTGGACAGTTGCAGCAGCAACGAGAGGTGATATTGAAAAGATATTTTGACGTTGCAGAGACCTTATAAAGTATTTAAAACTAATAGGACATGGAGAGATTCATGCCCTATTTTTTATTTATAGCTAAAATTTTATGTTGCTTATTAGATTATCAATAAAAGAATTCTCCTCTATGCTTTTTCATAGCTTCTTGTACTGCAATTATTGCCTCATCTTTAGATTTAAATAATCCTATATGTGACCATTTTTTATTATTTTGCATGTAGGCTCTCCACTTTCCTGTATTATAATCAAATGATACTCCTTTACAGCCTGATGTATTATCTAATCGTATAAAAGAATTAAACTGATTTTCAGAGTTTGTAGCCTCACGTAAATTACACCATCGATTATCGCTACGCAATCTGTTAATATGATCTATTTGTAATACTGGAAATTCTCCTGTCATGTATAACCAAGCTAATCTATGTGCCATATACATTTTTCCATTGACTCTAAATCGAAGATATCCTTTAGCAGTCAATTTTCTTGCTACTTTTTTACACTTTGGATTTCGAGTAAATTTACCAGTATTTGGACAATAATTTATTATTTTATGTAGATCTTCTACAGTTAACATAATAATCCTGAAGAAATAAATTTATCTTTAAGCATTAATGCAAGCCTTCTAAAATCTGGATGCGCACTTGGAGCACAGCGAAGCTTAAAAATATGCACCCATTCAGCTGCATCTGCTGTAACCACGATCTCAGTTTTCAAAGCATTGGGCAGGACGGCTCGGGCTTGTTGGGGCGAACAAGTTTTCCCATCCAGAAGCCAATTATAATTTCCTTCAGCTTGCCTGCAAGCACCAAGAAATACATCTTTATCATATGTCTTCCAGTCATCAAAACCTTCTGGTTCAATAAACTCCATATTCTTACCGCCATAATTCACATACCTGGTTGATTCCTGAGCAAACGAGCATGGTCGATGCCGCACTAACTCATGGCTGACCCCACGATCACAAATGAATTTTGCCGAGTAGCGGTGAAGCTCCTTGGGGATTTCGTCATGGGAGCAGACTTCCCAAGATGAATGCATCGCTACCATACTTTGATTAAACAACTTTCCATATATTTTCACAAATGGGACAAGCACTGCAGCGTACCTAATCTCCATGGTTATTTGCGCCCATGCTGTTAAACTACCGCCTACATAAATAAAGTCTTTCCATACTTTGACATTAATATATTTTCCTAACTGTTCTGTCATCAATGCAATATATGTAGGAGTGAAACTGTTGTTAGTTCGCACCACAAAATTTGAGTGCTCAACCATAGCCAGATGCCCAGCCTTGCTCAGCTTCCGAACAAATCCCTTGGCACTATCTTCAGTGATCTTGTCTTCTGACTTGTAGCAAGTTCTGCCGGCCATCTCGATAAACTTAAGAGCGGCATTATATTCTGTCGGTACTTCTCCAAAATATTCAACGCTTGGTTTGATTATTTTCATAATTTCATTCTCCATCATCATGAGCCAAGGCTGCTATCAAATCATTATGCAAATCCTCTTTGGAATCAATTGTACAGTCTTTTGATTTATTCCTTAATTGCACTTGTATCTCAGATAGAACTTGTATCTGATAATTAAGCTGCTTTATCTTTTCATTAATAGCAATTATACTAGCCTCTGTTAGATCTTTAGTAAGAAACTCTCGAAGCAATGGAGCATTAATACCAGCTTTGTCAAGTGTTTTCAGATGTGATTTCATTATTTGTTCCTTCAACTATTTTAATACAATCTTTAATTGCTTGTACAGTGGCTGCTGCTGTAACTCCATCAGGAATTATTACGTTGGCTGCATCTCTAGTTGGCTCCGCTTCCCGAGAAAGTAAGAAGGCTTGAAGTTTTTGCAGCACTATAGTTTTGAATATCATTGACATTATTTTATATTCATCATAATGAAAGAATTAATTACTGCTAATATCCAAAGTAAATATCCATGGTATGAAATAAATCGTGGAAGATCTTTTGATGAAAGTGTTAAAAAATTAAATCCTATTGCATATAGATTAGTTATAAACACAAGAAGCATTTCATTACTCATTTATGTGACCTCCAGTATTTTATTACACCCTCCAGGTGTAGTTAATCACTTCAGCTAATGCATGGAACTTCTGGTTCAACAGAATTGCCAGTTTTAATCACAGTTTGTTTTGCAGACTTAGGAAAACCTTTAACAATTTTCTTCTCTGTTATACTACCAAGTGTAATATTCAATCGCTTGACCATTCCAGCCAGCCAGTCTCCGTGAGATTTGAATTGTAATAATTCGCACTCATCTAGAGCATTCTGTAGATCTAATTCAGTTAGTTTCTTCATAAATTTATTCACTTAGACTCTGTTACTAATTGCCATGATCGAACAGTTGCTTTAGCTCCACGTCTGGTTTTAAGTTTTAATTTATCACATCTTCCAGTATGGAAAACAACTAATTCTGACGCACGTTTTTCAGTTGCACAAGTAGATGCAACATAATGCATACCTTTTCCCCATTGGATAGTGATTATGAATTTTTGAATTTCTATAAATATCCTTATTCATGCATAATGATTTTATTCAATTCTTGTTCTTCTTCAGCTAACTTTGTATAAAGCATCCCTGCATAGTGTGCAATCTTTAGCAGGTCAAGCCTCTGTTGGCCTTCACGAGAGTTTTTTCCATACCTATTGAGGTATTTTTTCATCTGAGTGATAAAGTCAGCTTCGCTAAATTCTGAACATTGATCTGATCCTTTATCTCCGTATTGCGGAACAGTATAAGATTCAATATGATTGAATACTCTTTTACTAAACTTTAACCATTCTGATGCACGTAATGAAGGACCAGTGTCATAATCTTCTTCTGAGGGACAAGGATCAATTTGCATAGTTAAGCTCCATTATTATGTTTTTCTATTTTTGCTACAATCTCTTTCAATCCTTTTTCAATTCTGTAAAGCCTTTCAAGTTCATCAGCAGCTTGTAATCTTGCTGTGCGTAATTCAAGTTCATCAATACCATAAGGGTTACGTAGATAAGATAGCATTATATTTTTATCCATAGTCATATTAACCCTCTAGATTAGGAATAACAATTCCTCGATTCACCAACTCAAAAAAGCATCGCTTGGTTGCAGTTATGTCTGCATACGCATCATGTGCTCCATCAAAGCATTCACCAAATAAGTGCTCGTGCAACTCGGTTAGCTTTGGCCATTTTGCACGTCCAGCCTTGTTCTTTAGGCCACACATTTTTACCACATTCTTATCTTTCATGGTACAATGGTTTGGCAGATCAAGATAAAATGCACTTCTCGCCAGGTCAGATAATTCTTCCAGGTTGCGTTCCATCATCTGGTAAACATAGTTCCAATCAAAAGCAAAGTTATGACAGACAACTAGGTCAGCTTCTCGGAGCATTAGGCCAAATCTTTCTGCTGCCTCAAGTTCTTCAATGCCTTCTTGGTCGGCTCGTTCAATGGTGATGCCATGAACCTCTTGAGCATAATAATT